TCTGCTTTTCTCTACATTGATTACAAAGTGATATCCTTGAATCTCTGTACCTTTTTTATCTTGCTGTCTACCTAAGATCCATATGTTATCAGCTGAGTAATATATACCCGTACCACCACCAACAATATCTCTAGGGAACAGTCCAATCTCTTTGTAAGTGTGATTGACTGCAAGAAGCGGAATATTCTTCATGGTTAGGTACGGGGTAGCCATACGAAACAAACCCTTGAGTGCTTTTGCACGAGACATGTCTGCAACAGACTTCTCGCTCAACGCGTCCTCAAGCTCCTTCTTAGATGCAAGGTTACCAATACTATCAATCACAACTATAACTTTATCACCACGATCTAGTTCTTCTAATTGTGATATCAAATCAAACTTTAGTTCTTCTACATTAGCAATAGGTGTATGTAAGACTCTACTAACATCTATACCAAACTGCTCAAAGTATGATTGTGGTGAACCAAACTCTGAGTCATAGAATAACATAACTGCATCTGAATGTTTCTTTAGATAGGCACCTGCCATCAACAATGCAAATGATGTCTTGAAGTGTTTAGAAGGTCCTGCAAGTACTGTAAGACCTGATGATATACCACCTTCTATACTACCTGATAAAGCTACGTTTATCATAGGTACATCTGTTGATGTCATATCTTTTTCGTTAAAGAACTTTGAATCTGCTAACACTTCTGTTGTGTTGATCTTACTGTTCTTTTTTAGTTTGTCCATAATTGACATTTTGTTCAATCTCCCGATCGTCTAATTCATGCTGTAATCTATAATTATTATTGATTCTAATACATTCTTCCAACAAAGTCAACTTGTTAGAGAATTTAGTAAATGCAGAGGTATCCTTTGGAAAGCAAGCACCACCGTATCCTTGTTTACCATCAAAGCCTGGAACCTTTGTGTGCGAAGAACCAATACGACTGTCTGCTCCAACAGCTTTTATAACTCGAGCAAAGTTAGCATCAGTGTCACCTATTGCATCATATAGTTGATTGAAGAAAGTTACCTTCATTGCTAAGAAACTATTAATTGTATACTTAACAAAACTGGCTTCTTCTAAACTGATTGTGTAGGTAGGACAATTATTACAAAGACTATAATCATTATATATTTTTTCAAGGTCTTTACAATCTTTTTTATCTCCTCCAAAGATATGAAACTGAGGAGCAACAAACTGTTCGTTAGCTGACTTCTCTGTTAAGAACTCTGGATTGTATACAATGTGTTTGAATATTTTCTTTAGTTCAAGAATAATATCTGGAGTGACAGTTGACTTAACAACTACCATCTCTATCTTTTTACCTACACAGGAACGAACGACATCAGTAATAATGTCACTATTAATAGTACCAAGGTCTGCCATTGGGGTTGGTACACAAACAAAGCAAACGCTATAAGTGTTATCAGGGATGTTATCAATGCTGTTACCATATTTGGGATCTACTATTACTTTGTTTACATCTGGGTGGCTAAATCCATAATCGACAGCTTTACCTACAAAGCCATGGCCAATAATTAAAATGTTCATTATATGTTATCAATGTCTTTCTTTAACTCAGCTCCATATACTCTATTTCTAAGATCAGAAGTGGAGAACCTATGATCTCTTTTATTATAATATATTTCAATACCTCTTTGTGAGCATATGTTTCTACCAGTAAACTTTTTAGATTTATATTCATGCCCAATAATTCTTACATCTATATTTAGCATTTTTAGTATGTCTTCTAAATCTTGTTCAGTGGAATAAGGTATAATCTCATCAACATATCTAACTGCTTGAAGCTGTGTATATCTCTCCACTAATGTTTGAGCTGGTTTGTTCTTCTCAGGGCGATCAATACTTGGATCTGTTTGTAATCCACATATAAGATAATCACATTGTTCTTTTGCTTCTCTTAACATTGCAATGTGTCCTGCATGTAACAGATCAAATGTGCTACATGTAAATCCTACAATTCTTTCAATATTCTCCATGTATCTTCCCAACTCTCTACTTCATGTACAATACCGCCACGTGCCAATGCAGCTTTAGCGATCTCATAGTCATTACCACCTTCTTGGCATTTGTCACCAAAGAAATATATAGTATCATCTTGCTCAAAGTCATTTAGTATTTGAGACTTATCCCTACCTTTTGGCATTATGTCTAGTCCAGTCTCACCTGCAACTTGTACATTATAACTGGTGTACTTCTCACCTAGACGTTTTGCTATCTGTTCTCTATCTTTATGTTTCAAGTCATACTCTACATACTCTCTACGTTCTGCTCTGCTAGCATTACGTCCAACAATACTAAAGTTACATAGACCAGGTCTAGATTCTATATGATTTCCAGTTCGTATAGGAAACTCATTTACCTCTAGTTCTTCTAACATGCTTTGGAACAACATATCTGGAACTGCCATTGTACCAGACTTTACATTACCCTTTTCTTTTTCCCATACATCATTACCACTACATTGATATACTCTTTTTGCTAAAAGATATACATCCGGGCCAAGTTGCTCCATAGTCTTTCTTCTATCTGATCCAGTAACATAATATAGTTTACTATCTTTTGCAAATTCAATCAACCAATCTGCAAACTTTCTATCTATAGATCTTCTGCTTGGAGTGAGAGTTCCATCTACATCAAAAATATATCTAATCATGCTGGCGGAACTCTTGTAGTATCAAACAATTCATCTTGCTCCTCTGCAAAACCAACAGTCTCTCTTTTTATATCATTATGATTGAACTCTGCCCAATACAACTCAAACGCAACACCAGACTCTAAACATTTAAACTGATGATACAATCCAGGTTTAACTTTGTGATATTCACCTGGACCGATAGTTGTTACATCGATGAGGTCATAATCTTTTTGCCAAGTACGTACTAACATCTTGCCTGATTCTACAAAGAATCCATTCCATTTGTATTCATGCATGTGTTTAGAACACACTCCACCTTTCTTCATTTCAATACGATGAAACTCTAAGGCACCATTAGCTTCTATAAGTTCAGTAGTACCCCAAACCTTGCCAGCTTTTGTCATTGATTATTACCTCTGCTAGTAGATTGTATTTGAATAGTTGCCTCATCTGCCCAACCATCATCAAGTTCCATAGCTGGTCCATGTCCTGTTCCGTCTGGAATCACAACTCCAACATCCTCCACCCAATTATCGTAATGTCTATCAATAGGAGTTGTTTCTTTATCTGCAGTCAGATATTTAATACGAATATATGCATTCTGCAATTGTTCTTGTAGTTCTCTAACATTATGTTCTAGTTGTTCTATTTGTTCTTCAGGTGTCATGCCATCACTCCATTCTTGTATGCATACTCCAATGCATTATTAGCTTCTACTTCCATTGGTCTATTCTCATACCAATTACCTGTTTCCATATCAAATTGTCTGCACAAGTCAACGATCTGACCTGCAGTTATAGGATATCCTTTTTCAACAGCTTTACCAGCAACAGCAATCATGATACGATACATCTGTCTGTACCAACCAGTACTACTGATATTGATATACTCTGCAGCCATGCTCTTTGGCCAGAAAGGACAATCCCTATAGCTAGACCAAACATAGTCAGTATTATCTAATCTATTCTTACGATACTCAAGTATTTGTTCTTTCCATGCGTCTGGTAGTCTATCTAAAAAGTCTTTACTGTTTTGTTTCTCATTGTATGGCCACTTGGCCATCAACTCGTCAGCATTAATAGATCCACCAGATCTGTTACTAAATATGAAGTTGTTAGCACCAGCATAATCTGCAGGAACAAAATACATGCGAGAGAGGTCTTTAGTCTGTCTATCTCCGATTGAATCGAGTTCACACTGGAGCGCAAACCAAAAATGTTTGATTCGATCACTTTCAACCTCTTGCGTAATTGGAAATACCAAACGGAACTTCGGTACAGCACTAGTACTACTAGCAGTACTATAACAGATGTACCTCCAATGGCCATATTGGTTAATGAGAACATCTTTTATATCTCCTTCAAATTCATAATCGTCAACATCAACAGCACACCAACTTCCCCAGTTAACCACATTTTTGTTGGCTCTAGTTGTCCCAGGTAAGTAAGTAGCTGGTGATATAAGTTCTGCATCTTTCTTGCTTTCTAGTTTACGGTTAGATAGTTTATATAGAAACTTTTCTAACGAGTCAAAAGACTCAAAGTCCATACGACGATGAGTCTTGTTATCAAATTGATTCTTAAATACTGTTAAACTAAACAAAGAACTCTTCCAAGGTAGCTCGTGGTTCCACATCCCAACCTATCTCATCGAGAATATGACGGATAGGTTCCACGAAAGATTTTTCATACATCTTATCATAGTCTACAAACCTGTGAAGGTCAAGCTCTTTTGGTAAGTTAAGAGAATAGGATATTACATTCTGCTTGATTGGATTAGGAGTCCTCAAGTAACAAAACTTAATCTTCTCTCCATTCTTGACAGGTTCATATGAGTTGACTAGACCTTTCTTCTCTACATAATGGTTATATAGAAGAGCTCCTCTGACATGGATAGGACAAGCTTTTTTGTATATATCATGACGATCATACCACTTATCAATATCTGATATACCTCTTGGAAAGGATACTTCTTCAGGACCAAGAGACTTGAACTCTCGTTTAAATTCACTAACAAACTCCTGTGTAGATTTCTCTCCTTTGTTTAGAATCACTTTGAATATCTTCTTAAACTTATCTCTACAAACTTGAGGAGTAGAAGACTTGACAGCTTCAATACCCATCACTTTGAGATATGGATCTTTGAAACGTACACCTTCGTTATCCCATACTTGCATGAAGTATCTTTTCTTAGCAACCCACACAGCTTTGTCAGCAATGACCTCACGTGCCATCTCCATACGATTCTCATACACATTCATATGGTCTGCTAATGCTGCATAGGATTTAGTCAAGATCTTCTCAAAGTGATTCTTACATATCTTATCTAAATAGTCCACAGGACTATCAGGCTTTGCTTTGTTTATGATAGGATCCATATTAACATATAGTGAATCTGTGTCAATAGCTATGACATAATCTTCACCCATAGTATCTAATATTGTATTCATCTCTTTGTTGATAGCTCGTTCAGCCCAACGAATAGACAGTTGTCCGGACGTAGTTATAGCTTCTGCCATACGTTTGTCAAAGTATCTAAAGTAATTGTTACCCAGAGCTCCATACAAACTATTCATAAGAATCTTGATAGCCATCTGATTGTTTTCACAAGTAACAATTTCGTTATCTAGTTTCTTAGTAGGTGCACTCTGATACTCTTGTTGAGCTTCCAACATACGATTCTTGATTACTCTACGTTCATCATAATATTGTTTAATGATCTTAGGAATGATACCTTGTTGGTCTTTTCTAAATTGTAAACCAGAAGCTGCAACTGCAAAGTCATTCTGTTGTTTAAAGTGATATCCATCTAATATAGAATCTACATTGACACCAGATAATGATCCTTCAATGATAGTCTCAGGTGACATGTTATACTGAACAATAATGTTAGGATATAGAGAGTTCAGATCAAAAGAACACACCCACTTATGCATACCAGTCATAGGTTCTTTAACAAAAGCTCCAGGATACTTTTCTTTCACAGATGCTTTCTTAGGTGGTACAGCGACTTGTTCTTTGAACAGTAATCGATATATGATAGAGTCCCAGATAGATGTAGTACCAAATGTCTCACTAAAGTTAACACCACCTCTATATGCCATCGTGATAGCAAGAGTAATCAAACCCATCTTCTCTTCTAGTCGATCGATCAGTTGAACATCCTTGATGTTATAGTCAATGTATAGTTGATGATCCTGTTTGTATAGGTTCTGTAAGTTACCAACCTCATCATATGATAGCTTCTTATCACCAAGTACTATGAATGCTACATGATCTAGTTTGTATGATTCTAATGTACCATATGCATATCCAAACTTACGAAAGAGATCATAATAGTCTAACTGTTGAATGCCCATCATCTCATATGCTACATTAGGACGACCAGCAATAATGATTTCACGTTGATCCACAACACCCCAAGGAGAAAACTTCTTGTATACATCTCCACCTATGATGTTCTTGACACGGTTTATAAGATAAGGAAAATCAAATAAACGAGTATTCCAACCGGTAACAACATCTGGGCAAGACCGAGGATCGTGCCAATAAGATAACCAATCCAATAGAAGTTCGGTTTCGTCCTTACATTGTTTATAATGGATTGCTTCAATTCCCTCAATGGGACACTTGTCTGGATCATATTCTTTCAACCCCCACACATAGTATGTGTTAGATAAGTTACTCTTCATCGTGATAGCTGTAACAGGATGAGCAGCTTCAGCTACAAATGGAAAACCATCTTCTGAATGAACCTCAATATCTATAGATGTTACATTTATCTTCTCTCGTTCAAACTTTATCTCTCCAGGGAATCTATCTGTAATATATTGAGTTACATAGTTTGTAGTTCCATATACTGGAAAGTTATCTACTCCATCATACTTAGCAATGAAGTCACGTGCGTCCTTCATAGAGTCTAACGTAACAGGTTGCACAGGCTGGTTCTGTAGATTGAACCATCCAGTCTCTTTAGTTGATGGAATGAAAAGTGTTGGCATGTATGGAATCTTCTTCTCAATACGTTTGCCATCTTCAAATCCTCGATAGAGGATATTGTTACCATATCGGTTAACGCTAGTGTAAAAGTTCATATAACCTCCTAACCTACACAAGCTAATTATACTATAAAATAGTGAAAGGGCCAACGGCCCTTTCTGTTATTTACCTACCTTTTTACGGTATGAGTGATCAGGATCAAGCATTACAGCTCCTTTAAAAGTTCCTTGAGTTTTCTTTTAGACTTCCCTCGTACCTTTGCTTTAGATACGTCATTATCACCATCACCAACTACAACTAAAGCAATCATACCCATTGTTGCATGTGGTGTACATTGGTACAGATAAACACCTGGAGTATCAAAAGTTATAGAGACTTCTTTGTTTACTTTAGATTTCTTAGGTGCTTTCCATCCATCGGGCCCTGCGATAAATTCTACATTGTGACCCTTTTGAGTTGGTATCCATGTTATTGTTGTACCAACTTCTACTCTTGCAATATCAGTGCCATAAACCATCTTGGCACCATCATCACGTTTGTTTAACATTTCAATAGTTAAGTCTTCTGCATTTGCAGCTGATAAGATTATAGTACCTAAAAAGCTAAGTACCATAACTAATATTATATTTCTTTTCATTTACTCATCCTTATTAAGATTATATGGATCATACTGCTCTCCGTTGTATTGAGAACCAGTCTTTCCATCTCCAGTTTCAACTCCACTATTACAACCAAATACAACAATGCCTAAAAATATTGCTGCATACATTGTAACTCTTTTCATCCATAACATAAAAGCATCAAATGTATTTTCAGCTTCCGCTTGTGCTGATGCTTTTGGGTCTAACTCCCCCATCCTGCATGTTCCTCTTTATTTCTCATTCTCACATGACGAGTAGGAAGATAGCCTCCTGGAACTTCACCAAGGCAATCAAATCCTTTGGATAGTTCAAGCCACTTTCTTTTCTGTTCATGAGAATCAAATTTCATATCAAATGTTTCACCTGTGCTATTATTAATAATAGTAAAGTGCATTTATTCTGCCTCCACCCATGGATAACATGGTACTAAGATTGCTTGTTTACAATACTTGGCATTATCCACTAATAGTAATGGTACACCAAATATAAAGAAAACACAAACTAAAAATGCCCAGCCTAGTCCTCTTGTAGTACAGTATTGTTCACTCATTTCTTTTCCGATACAAACTCATATAACTTATCTGCTTGAGCTTTTATTTCTTCAGGTGTAATAGCTTTTGGAATATATTTTTGATATGCTTCCAATGCTTGTTCAGAATTCTCTTTATACATTTGCATTGCTTTGTGAGCAACTTGTAGTTGCATATCATATTGTTTGTCTAATATTTCTTTTGACATTGCTAGAACGTCATATCTAATTTGATATGGATTTGACATATCTTTCTCCTCGTGTTGTGTGTTATTCGTGTTCGCCGCCAGTGCCGCGTAGGTTATAATTTTTTACATTACCAACTTTTTCAGCTTGGTCATGAACTATTGCAGTAATAAAAATTCCGCAAACTACTAAAACATGTCCTCCAGCTGTCCAGCCAAATATGTAGGGATTGTTTATGAGAGTCGCAAAGATACCACTCCACATCACTGATAGTATTAAGAATACCATCAAAGCAAGTTGGGGTGGTAAGTTACGTAATGGGGAATGCTCAATTGTCATTATACTTTTCCATCCTTCTTTAGCTACAATCCATAGTGCCATAGGAGGGAATGCTTTTATACTATTTTTCATGTTCGGTTTCCTCTAAGTGCAAAGAACAATCCTCCCACCCATAAAAATACATGGAGGTTATCATATAAAATAACATCCCAGAAACTTTCGGGTTGGCCAACCCATATAACTCCTGTCATGATACTACAAATTGTAATACCACTGAATCGAGTTATAATATCATTTATTTCTTTTAGCTTGTGCCATATGATGGCTCCACCTACAAGTAAGCCTATACCAGCACCGATCTCACCGTATGCTGCAAACCACCAAACAATATAAGGTAAATCAAAACTTTCTGCACCTTCTATTGTTACTGGTAATTTA